GGTCCACAGCTGCGGCTGTGAAGAGAAGACAGATAATGTCTTCTACCGCTTTCTCCGCGAACGACAGCAACGAGATGATTAACGACGTTTCGTTAGCTGTCTGGGTCCGTGAAGAGAAGGCGCGCGGGTTCATCTACGGAACCATCCACAGCATCTGTGGCTATGGTTTCGCGGCGGCTCGTTTTGGGTCTGGGGGCGATCGCGCCTCCGGCTCCGGGGTTGATAAGTTTTTCCGACTTTTCTACCCGAAGCCCCCCCCTGATGCCGGGTTGTGGGGTGTTGCGGAGGATCTGGTGGAGTTCGTCGAGAAGTTCGCGACCACACAGATCCCCAGGCTAGTATGGGGCGTCTGGGACTCGCCTGGGTGCAGGATCCTCATGCGCACGGGGCTTTCGTGTTCTTTGTTGCTCCTGCTCGGCGGGTCATACGCACTGTCGAAGGGTTGGTTGCAGAAACTGGTGCACATGGCAGTGCGCAGTGACCTTCCGCAGGAGCAGACCCCAAGGACCGTGGAACTTTACCTCCGCCGCTTCGTGACCAAGACTGTTAAGGAGCTGAAGTTCTTTATCGCCTCCCAGTATCGGAGCCGGTATGACATCCTCCTGCGCCTACGGACGGAACCGGTGGTGGACCGGCCTCGAGTGGCGTTACTGGACGCCATCTCGCGCATCGGGTTCGTGAAGCACCCACGCGATCACCCTCATGCCTATGGCGCCGGGCTCCGGACTGGGGCTACTCTGGCCTTCTCCGAGCTCGCAGCGATACTGCCCCAAGACCGTCCCTTATATGCCATCACGAAAGGGTCGCGGGACAATTGTCAGCTCGGGTGGCGACTCGCCTTCGGGCCTTCCGACTTGGCCCATGAGACCCTGTCGGACGAGCTGCCCCCTGGTGCGGTGCTGCTGTTGGTGGACTGCGACTACTACGTCGACATCCCAGCCCTCTTGAAGCTGGGACACGACATGGTGTTGTTCAGTTTCGTCCCGCAGACCGTAGCCGGACAGGCCGTCGACGGGTCGTGGTCCATGGTTGACGATTGCACCGTGCGGTACATTGCGGAGGGCGGCGCCACTTATACTCATGGCCTCTGGGACTGGGGTCGTGACTGGGTCACTGCCCGGACGGATGACGGGACATTGTTGTCTTACAACGTGGATCAGCGGGTAGTGATGCCGTCGGGCGAGGCACTCGAAAAGTGTGGCCTGGCCGGATCGGTTGACCCGACTCGGAGGGTGATTGTGGTTACCAAGGCCGGGCAAGCGGCGGGGTGGGAGAGCTACGGAGTTGCGGAAAAGCCCATGACTCGTCGCAGATGCTGGGTCGCTACAACCAGCTCCACCGCGAACCGGGTCAAGCCGGGCCTGTTCACTACCACCGCTGTAGCCACGGCCTGGACCTTTGATCGGCCCAGGGCTGACGGGGAGGGCGGTACGATGGTCTCAATCAGCGCGCCCGGCTGCGACGACTCACTGAACATCCAGATAGGGAAGTATCTCTCTCTTTTGGCGTCCTGCACAGCAAGTTCTAATGACTTCCACATCAACGACGTCAAACGTGTATGTTCCAATCGGTTCAGTGATGACCATGCCGCAATGTTCGCTGGGCTTCTCACTATCATAGTGCGGAGTGGGTATGTCCCATTTGAGGCCCAGGTCTGTAGTACGTCTGTCGTGTATATCGATTACCGCGAGCCAGACCGGAAGGCCCCTACTGTGTCCATGCCGATGCCCGGATGCGACCCTGCCGAATGGACAAACGACAAGTCTTGTCTCCGGCAGTTCGCACCGGGACCACTGTCCCAGGGGAATCTGAACTATCTGGTCAGCAAGGAGAACACCGAGGCCGCTATCATTGACAGAGTGTTGCAAGGACAGTTGGACACTGGGGACTTCGACGATCAGATCAAAGGGTTCGCAGCTGAGTTTGTCAGCATGGTGGGCGAGGAAGTTGGGGCGCTCTTCGCGCTGACCGAGGCGGATGTGAGCGAACACGTCCTCAACAAGGCCAAGCACCTGATCGCACGCGAGGGATACAACGAGTTCATGTTTGAGGATGACCCGGCCGTTAAGTGCAAGAGCTTCCTCAAGAAGGATGTGTACTCTGGCAAGGCAATGCGCGTCATCACTACAGTGGAACACCTACACATGCTCCGGACCTCCACTCTAACCGTCCCGCTGAGCAAGGCCCTGGGTCAGAAAACGAGATGGTATGGCATCGGGAAGACCCCTTATGAGGTGGCCACGCGTGTTAACGAGGTGTGCGGTGGCAGTCTGGAAGTCGGTGAGGGTGACTTCAGCAACATGGACTCGACCCTCTGTCGGGACCTCGACCGGTTCGTCTACTACCCCATCGTCATGAACGCGTACGGAGACGACCCTATCGCCCAGCGAACCTTCCAGGAGACGCAGGCCAGCGAGCAGGCTGAGGGAGGGATCAAGATCTCGATGTTCGGCCATGCGTACCCAACCCTGAATGGTCAGGACAGCGGCGGGACCGACACGAGTGTCAAGAATACCATTAAGACCGCCTTTTCCGACTACGTCGCCTTCCGCCTGTCACAGGTTGACGAGTCGGGCGAACTCGTCACAGATGGTCTCCTGTCCCCTGGGTGCTGGAAGGCTTACAGCCAACTCGGGTTATATTGTGGGGACGACTCGCTGAACGCCATACACGCCGGCTGCCACAACCTCGTAGCGAACCATCGTGTTGCCAAGGAACGACTATTCCTTAAGTTCAAGTTCAAGACCGTCCAGCGTGGGAAGCCGGTGTCGTTCCTGGGACGATTTTTCTTCCCATGGGGCGATGTGTGCGACTCGAGCATCTGTGACTTTTGGCGTTGTATGGCCAAGGCCAACCTCACCACCAACAAGAACGTCTCAGACATGCAGGCCGCATTCAACAAGGGGACGGGGCTGCTTGCTCGTGACTCTCTCACCCCCTGTGTGGGCGCCCTCGGACGAGCATACTTACGCATCGCGCACGCGAACGGTGTGCACAAGGTCAAGAACATGACGCCAGAAGAGACGTACAATAGCACGTTCGTCTACCCTCAGGACCACGAGAGCGCTAAGGACCTGTTCTTTGTCCTTCATCCTGAGATAACCGGATCTATGGTGGCCGCTTACGAAGAACGCTGCAAGCTGGCCAATAAGCTTTCGGAGTTACCGGACTGCTTCTTCGACCGAGATTACACGAGCTTGGGCGACAAGACCACCAGGTTCATCGTTAGCGACCAGGAGTGGGTTGCAGGCACGTGGGAGAACACGGTGGCACGGGGTGGCTTCGAGGAAAAGAACAAGGAAGCCAAGAAACGAGCGGTGGGCTTCGACCCGGAGGACCTGGCCCCGCGCGTGCGCCGTGGACGGCGGAGTGGCCGCGGGGGGTTGGTTGTCTGAGGCCGCACGGCCTCGCCTGTCGGTGGTGGCAAAGTAACCGAGTCAATAAGTATTATGGTATCAACCAAGAAGAAGCCCAAGGCAGCCAAGTCGACGGTCGTTGTCAAGCAGCCTAATGCCAGACCTATCCCCAAGACTAGAGCTCGCAAGCTTCATCCTGATATTGACGCTAAGTATCTTGCTGCTATCACGCATCCTTTTTCGCCACATGCCGTCGGGGCTCGCACCCCTAGCATCAATCGGCGTAACACCACAGCTAGTACACTTCGCTTCCGAGGCGACCTCGTCACTGCGGCGAATGGCTCCGGGACTTGGATTTTCAACGCTAATCCGCTGCTTGCTTGCTTCACAGACACGAACGGGTCTTTCACCGGGGACACCACCACCTACACCCCCCCTGATGGGGTCCTCGCCACCGGCATCGGATGCCCTATTTCCGAGCTTCGCAAGCTAGGGACGTATCGCGTTGTTGGAGCGGGCGTTAGGATCGTGTCCTATTTGAACGACAACAACAACGGTGGCCGGGTCTCTATGGGCACGTTCTGTACGGCCGGCGAACTGCCCGTTAAGACTTACACTGTTGCTTCCGGGGTTGGGGGCGCCGTTGGGGTCGCGACTCTCAGCGCTACAGACGCCAATTGGAACTTTGCGAACGATGGCCGTGGGGCATTCTTCCAGCTCGCTGCCGACGCGACCACCTCAATCGATTATACGGAGTTGACTGATCGCACTGTGGCCCTCAAGTCGCTGGAGGCGAATCCCTATATCTTGACTATGCGCCCTACACTTAACGATAGTTGCGAGTGGCTACAGTCTGAGCCCAGGACTGCGGACCCAAAGAGCAACACCTGCCTTGGGTTCAACTCCGTGATCATCCAGGTCGGGCAGGCTTCCGCTAGCACTCCGGTATTGCAGTATGATGTGATTATCCACATCGAGCAGGTCGACGTGCCCCTCAAATCCAACCTTGGCGCGGCTACGCCTGCTTCCCATCTGGTCTCTGGGAGGCCGAACTCATTGGACCATACTAACGCGACCGCCGCCACCCAGCCGCACGTTTTCGCTGAAGGCGAACTTGCTGGTGGGGCTGCGGTGGCCGGCGCTAGTATGCTCGGAATCGGAGACACCGTGGCCACGGCTGCTTCGGGTTTCGGAGGCGACCTCATGGGAATGGTGATGGGGCTTCTCCCAGAGGCGGAGGCCGCATTGCCCTACCTCATGGGGGCTCTGTTGCCGATAGGGCTCTAAATAACTAAAATGTTTTGATATATAATTGGCGACCGGTTTGCCCCACGTGCGCGTGGGTGTTGCGACCGGGTCTTCGCCAGTGCACGATGGGCGTTTAATTCTTCTCGCCCATACAGGTCCGATCGCGGAG